ACCACCCCGGAGGTGGTCCGTCTCAACTGTTTTGTCCGGAGAACGACGTAACTGCCAGTGTATCGGCGATTCAATAATCCACTTCAAGAGCAGCGGGACCCTCTATGCTAGTTAACTCATATCCAAGAATGATCCTCCTAGATATATCAAGCGCGTCGACTAAGCCAAATTCGTCTCCATATGCGTCCATCAAAAATTCACGAGTTTGATCTTCATCTGCTAAGACTTTCTCTTTCATGATGAGCTCTTCAAGCCCGTCTAAGTCTATTCCAGACGTCCTCGTGAACCAAGACACCTCGCTCACTGAAACCTGAGCCTTATCCCCCTCACCCCTGTACCTAATCAGAAACAAGTCGCGCAACAGTGGTATGTGTCGGAACTCATAGGCGTAGCTGAGCGCCTTTCCAGCCATGTAGGCTGAATCTGAGACCGACGCGTTAGCGTTCGCGCGCGCATTAAAACGCGCCAAAGCCTTGCCTAGTTTTGGGACCAAGCAAGGGCGTTCGCTGTAAACGCACACTCGTCGCGATAAGAACGTTGCCTCGCCCGAAAGGGAGGGCGTTGCGGTTGTCATCTTCATCTTCGGATGTTCTTCCGTCCACTCTGCTATTCCGATAACCTTGCGCAGCATAACTGCTAGCCAGTCGTCGCCTAAGACGACTGCACGACCGGCATTGTGGTTCTCGATAGCATGGACAGCCTCGATGGTGACGTTCCAAACTGTGTTTCTAGGGGTGGTGATCGTTGTTCCGGTAGGCAATTGATGGTCCAGTTGAGCCCGGAGACCGAATTCGTAGTTAACCACGGTAAATGACGACATCTTGTCCAGTAACGTCACAAACCATGATGGTGCGCCCAATCGCCGACAGACTAATTGAAAGACGACATTAGCACCGTAGCGCTGTCGCAAGTCGTTGGCTGAGAAATCTGCTTCAAAGGTATGAATAAGCCCCTCGTCCTGACCATGGACAAGGTGCTCCGCTAAGTCAACATCGTTGGCCTTGTATGCCATCTTCACGGAGATGGGGCCAATACGTTTGGAGTCGAAAAGTTCCTTGAGACGTTCGCATATGACCATTGCCACGGGGCCTGTAAGGGCGTTGAATTCGTCTGACCCCTGATAGATCAGTCGCGGAGCCCATT